AGTTGCAGTACAGATACAACTAAAAGACTATGCCGGAAATAACATGGCTACTAAGTCTGCTGTTAGATGTTATTACTCAAGTGATGCAGATGGAGATTCTGTCGCAGCTATGGATAATGCAACTGTTGTGGCAACTAATGGTATTGTTATTGAAGATTTAACACTATACAGTGCAACTTTAATAACAGAAGATGCCGGGACTGTTGGATTAACAGTTGATGATGGTACTGACATGTATCTTAATCTCATATTCCCAGATGGACACATTCAAACTAGTACTGTAATAGAATGTACTGGTGATTAATTATTAAAATAAAGGAGAAAATAAATGTCTAAACATATTACCGGATATGACGTCAGAGAGCCAGATTCATGTACTTTCACAATCGCTACTACTGGTGCAACAATTGGAGTACAAATACAATTGTTAGATTATGCTGGAAACAACATGAAAACTAAATCTGCTATAAGAATGTATTACTCGACTGATGCGGATGGTGACACTGTAGAACAAATCGCTGCAAATGCTACTTTAACAAATGGAATAATTATAGAGGACTTAACAACTTATACTGCAACAGGTATCTCAGAAGATGATGGTACGCTTGGAATGACACTTGACGGTGTTGGCGTTGTTAATAACTATCTTAACATAATCTTTCCAGATGGTCACGTTCAGACAAGTACTGTAATTGCGTTTAACGCTTAAAAAAATTAGTGGGAAGAAATTCCCACTTTAAGTTTATAAAGGAGACAATATGACAATAACCAAAAAAATTGAAACTGGACAACCTTTCGGTTTATACGATGAAATTGTGGATATAGAATCAGATATAGATACTGCCGAATCATCTATTACTGTTTTACAAGGAACTAAATGTGTAGGATGTGTTGATGCTACTATCACAGTAGGTTCTGCAGACACAGCTACAGTTACAGCTTCAATTCAGTTAAAAGATGCTGATGGAGATGACATGGCTAGTTCCGTTGCAGTATTTGCATACTTATCTACCGAAGCTACTGGAACAACTGTTAATGGAGTTACTTCTACTACAGAACTTGCTATTGGTTCAGATGGTGAACTAACAGTATTAATAACTGATGTATTGTATGTGTTAAATAGTGAAACAGATGGAGACATAGATGTCACATTGGGCTATACATCAGGTGCAGATGATTTCTACTTAGTATTAATATTACCTAATGGGAAAAAAGTAGTAAGCACTAAGTTCGAGTTTACAGCTTAAAATTAATTACGAAGGGTTTAGTGGTTTCCCCAATTAAAAACCACTGATTCAAAGGAGATAAACATGAAAGCAAAATCAAGTGGATTAAAGGCAGCTAGTGCTGCAATTTGTGCATCACCATGTTGGTATCTAGGTATATCACTTGTAACAGATGATAGTGATGATTGCTTGGCTACAGTATGGGATTCACCAGACATAACTATAACTGATGATACGGTAGTTGATTATGTAAAAGGATGCGATGAAAACTTGAATCCTTGTCATATAATGCAATTTCCAGTATGGTGTTCAAAAGGAATAACTGTTCTATTGGATGCAGCCGAAGGTGATTATGTAGTTTGGTATGCACTATAATGGCAAGAGGAATACCAAAGAAAAACGGAACTGGTAGAGGAACGAGAGTCAACAAAGGTAGAGGTGGATGCAAAACACCACGAAAAACAGGAAAAAAATAAGGGGGAAATAATGCCATTATACGACTTCAAATGTAAAGAGTGTGGAAAGATAAAAGAAGCTAGAATACACTTTGAAGAATCAAAAAAAGGAATAGAATGTGAGTGTGGGGGAAATATGGTAAGACAGTTTTCAAAAAGTGTAGCAATACATAACTTTGAAAGACCTTATAAGCCGGGACATAATGCAAAAGAAGATAGAAAAAGGGCTTTTAATAATCAAGTAGAGAAAAAGAAATTACCAGACAATTATGCAGATTTAAAAATAGGGGGATAAAATGGTTTACGAAAAAGTATTTGAGAAATGTCAAGCACAGTATGATAAAATAAACACATTTATGCAATACGCAAGTGTGGACATAAAGACTATTAAGGAAAATATTAGTATACAAACTGCTAATTATAAGATGTTAAACAAACGTTGTTAAGAATAGAGGAACAGTTAAAAATTAAAGGAAGTGATTTAGATGGCAATACTAGCTGACATAGATGAAATTGTTACAGAAGTTAGAGACCTTCTTGATGAAGCTGTAACAGCAGAAAATAAGTTTTGGTCTGATACGCAAATAATAAAATGGGCTAATATTGGTGCAGAAAAATTTACATCACACACAAGAGTATTAAGTAAAAGATATTCATATACCGTTGAAGCAGCGGATGTTGCAAATGATAGAGAATTACGTTTAAGCTCCGACTTTATCACATTTGATGAGGGTGGAGTTATTTGTAACGATAAAAAGATTGAAGAAATTTCACTTGCAGAAGTAGATGAATGGAAAGGTAATGCATGGAGAGACAGGACAGCAACCAATCCTATAGGATATTATCGCAGAGGAGATATGATAGGGTTTGTTCCTTCGTTGGCAGTAGGAGACACAGTAGTATATTTCGGGATAGAGAGAGCACCTACAATGGTAGCTGCTGATGGAGTGGCTCCTTTATCAGGTGATTATAGATTAGTTGCTTTTAGAACATATATCGTTAGTTTTGCTCTTGCAAGATGTTGGTATAAGAAAAAAGAATTTGATTTATATAGAGAACAGTTGGCAGAATTTTGGAAAGGTGTTGGACTTGTTAACTCAGTTGTACATGGAGAGAAAAATCAAGTTAAGAGAATGATTCCTGCTAGAAGAAGAACAGGAAGAAGAGTAATAAACGCTTTGAATATGTAGGTGAAACATGGCAATAGCTAAGAAAGAAATAATAAGAATATTAGACGATATGAGCCCAAGTGATATGAAACTTAAAGACCTTCCTCGTAAAGCAGAAAGTTTATACAATTGTGCTTTTAATGAATATGGACAAATAGTAAAAAGAAATGGTTTCGCAAAATACAACACAGATTCAATAGGTGCAGCTCATAAGATTTCAGGTATGCATCGTTACTATAAACAGGATGCTTCCATTAAAGAACTTATTGTGGCATGGAACACAAAGTGGTATGAGTTAGCAGCAACTACTCCATGGGCTGGAACAGCATTACTTTCAAAAACTGCTACAGATTTTGCAACAACAGCAGACCAAGATACACATTGGGTCAATTTTAAAGACCGTTGTTATGGTGTTAATGGTAAGGGTGTGTGGAAATATAATGGTACATATGTTCGTACTGTAGGGATTACTGTTCCCATCGCTGCAACTAAAAACTCACTTGTAGATGGAGCACTAACAGCAGGTGATTATATGTATAAAATTACATACGTAGACGAAGATGGATTTGAAAGCAATGGTGGAGCTTCCGTAACCATAGAAGCAGAAGCTACTCCAAATGATGGTATTAAATTAAACATACCTGTGTCTTCTGACGATAAGGTTGAGAAACGTAGAATATACAGAACAGAATCAGATAATACAGCCTATTATTACGATGGAGAAGTTGCAAATAATACAACAACTACTTACGATTCGATAATATCAGACTTAGAGTTAATTGTAAAAACTGCTTTACATACAGGACATACAGCACCGCCATCCACGTCACATAATATAGCTACAAGACGTTCTAGATTAGTTCTAGCTGATGATGAAGACATCAGAATGTCAAATCTTATAAGTTCAGAATATGAATATTTTCCATCAAGCCTTACTTATCCTACTGGAAACAAACAGAAGATTACAGGATTAAAAGAACAATTAACTACACTCCCAATATTTACAAATGATTCACTTGAGAGATTAACTGGCTTTGATACAGATAACTTTCAATTTAAAAATGCATTTTCAAATGAAGGGTGTATGGCTGTTCGTTCTCTTGCGAACTGTAAGAACATGCTTGTTTATTTAGGATTTGATGGTATCTATTACTTTGATGGAACTGCTGGTCAAAAATTAGAACCTAGATTA